ACGCCCTTCATCAGGCAACCACCTTGCGTACCTTGAGGCCGAGATGAACTGTTGGTATTGGTCCATTAAAACTCACTCCCTTCAAGAATCATGCACTGCAACAGTGGGTCGTCTGTCAGCGTGAGGGCTTCCAGTCTGTACGCATAGTCTTGATTTTGGGTGATAAGAATTGCTCCCAGCAGGGAGACCAAAAATGTAATAAAAATTGTGGCCCCAATGACCCACCCCCATAGTTCACTATTCACTTTAAGTCCCCCTCTCCCTCATAAACGGTGGCCATCAGGGCCATCTTTGCCTTCTCCATGTTCAACAAGACATCCCCTGCACCATCACCATTAGTGAGGATGAAGATGGAATCTCCGCTGTCGAAGAGAAGAGTGTACGTGCCTGTTGCTAAATCCAAGACATCACAGTTGTCCAGCTGGTAGCGCAGACGCTCCCCCGCGTGGTCCGGTAGTTCGTCTTTCTTAAAGTTACCCTTAATTACTTTCATCCCTTTCGTTTCCCTCTGTAGTAGGGCTCCTTCACTTCGATGGTCTTGCGGGTCACAGGACCACTTAGGGTCCCCTCAAACTCGTCTGCGGCATCCTCTGAGGAGCACATGGCGAGCCACTGGTTGGTCTGGGGGGAGTTCTTGTCTCCCACTAGGTACACAAAAGTATTACTCATCTTCTTCTAGGACCCCCCAAAGTATGTTCAGTGCCTCTTGTATCTTGGTGAGCTTAGCTAGAGCCGCCTTACGTTTCTTCTTTGAAGAGGAAAAGTAAATAGTGATATTCTTGCTACAATCCCCGAGGGCTAATTCATGGTCACCATAGTCAGTCCTGTCCTCGTCAATCTCTACGTAGACAAAACTCTTGGGTGATGGGCTGTTGGCTGGTGATAGCCACTGTCGGTAGGGCTTGGTACTCATATATGACTCCTCTGCCGCATATAGCGGTCCTTAGCTGTTTTTCCTGGTCTTGCGACCCCTGTGTTAATCTTGCAGTCCTCGTGAGTCCGGTGCCTTACGCCCCGCATCTGTGTCTTTTGGTTCGAAGACATGAAGTCTGCTCTGCTTGGTGTTTTCATATGCCTTATCCCACTCCTCTGGTGTCGCATTATTTAGGCACCCCCTCTTGTGTCACATCGTTTAGTCTTTTGCCCTTAGGTGGGGCCTTTAGCTCATTTTGTGTCCATGGGTGAGGCCCAATGCCCCCCATGTCCTCCCAATACTTTTGTTCGTATGTTTTATCAACGGGGGGAGTCATTTAGGAAGCCCTCCAACTTGTCTTGATTTATCATCACTCTGTCCTCGAATCTCTCCAATATGTCTGGTACGGTGATGTCAAGTAGTTCTAGTAGCTCAATCATGTCTACCTTTGACACTATTCTATCACACATTTCCTCAAAAGTGTCCATCACTCTAGTCCTTTATTGTAAGAGAGGAGGTCAGGTACATTATCAAACCAAGGGAAGCCTTCCTTCGTACACCACTCGCCCATGTTAATCTTGCCACCCTTGCGTACCTTGGTCCTCGGGCTGTGGAGGAAGAACACTAGTTCCTGGTTAGGGCCCAAAGCGTCTCCTATGGCTTTGTACTTTTGGGTGTCTCCGACCCTAAAGAACCCCTTAACCTCCACCAGAGTTTGAAAATCATCCTCAGGGTTTGTGAAGACAAAGTCAGGGGTGTAATTTCTGTAGGTCACGTAAGGGACCTGAAAGGGCTCATAGTCCCAGAGGGGGCCCAACAGGCTCCCCACCAGTGACTCCAACTTACTGCGGTACTTCCTCTTGTTAAAAGTCACTAGGGACCTCCAGTACTTGTGGCTCTTTGACGACCTTTGTGAGGTACCTTGGCCCATTGGCATAAAAATAGGTACGTAGGTGCGGAAAGCATGAAGACTTGTATTTGCAGTAGCTGCACCCAATAGCGAGCTTCAAGTTTCCACTCTTCCCATCGGGCACCTCTTCGTAGCATTGTGGCGGCAAGTCTCCACCCACGAGCTTTTTTATGTCCACTATTCTCTGCTCCACATCCCAGGATATAGACTTATAGTACGTGGTGTCTGTCCTTGTTTCATCGTACTGGAGCCACGCTAGGGTTCCGTTTTGCTTGTCCATAGCTAACCAGCCGTATGTGGTGTCCCCCTCTGCGTGAGCATAGGCCTTTAGCTGTGCAATGTACCCAAAGGAATCATCTTCGTGTAGGGTATTATCCCTGAACTTCTTAAAGCCATAAGAGGAGCAAGACTTGACATCCATCAAAATACCGTCAATGCGTCCGTCTATGTGCCCCTTGACCCCAGCCACAGTGACTTCCTTCTGCTCGTCTGTGACTGTGTGCCCACTGATGCGCGTTAATGCAAGAAGCATTCCTTCGATAAGATGACCATACATGAACTTAAGATATGTGGCCCCCCGCAACTCCTCTCCTGAAACACCGTGGTAACCGTTATATATTTTTCTGTCTGGTTTTCCAATACCCGAAAGGCGGAGCCGACCACTATCATCATAGGGTCTGAGTTGCTCTCGTAGTACGTCTGCCATGGTTCTCCCAAACGCCTCACATTCTGCATCTACGTCTACTCCCTCTGGTATTTGTTTAGTTTCCATCAGGGTATAAATGTCCCTGATAAGTGTTCGAATGTCAGGCATCACTCTACCTCCTCTTCAAATCCAACTTCAACTGTGTCCTCTTCTTCTCTGTCCCTATCGAATTCCTCGGCACGTCCCATAACAACCGCAGACACACCAACACAGAAGTCTTGCTGGTGCTCCCCCATGTACTCTGTGACGCGGCGTAGGGCCTCGGCACACATTTTAGGGTTCCCTCCCTCGAAGGTGAATAGTTCAAAGATAAAATTACCTATCATTTCTTGTCTGTTCATCACTCTTTCCCCTTTGCTATATCTATCTTCATGCTTTCGATTACATCGTTATGCAGGTGAATCAGAATTTCCTCTTGGTCTGGTTGGTTCGCCAGCAACTCCCGAAAACAATCACCCAATAGACCTGTAGAGTTTAGGGTAGACCTGTCGTCTTCGGTGTACTTGACGACAAATTTAGATAGTTCGCTTATTTCAATATTCATCAGTGTGTCTCCTGCCAGCTATTTCCAATTTTGTACTGCCCAACGAGGGGTACATTTAGTTTAAAGTCAAGCCCAGCCTTAGCCATTGCGAAGACAGACACTTTGCCGAACTGTACTGCTTGGGCCTCCAGTACCTCCGTTTGTATCTCGTCATGGATATTACCCACAAACATGAAGTCCAAGTGCTGCCCTCTGGCCATTCGGTCCAAGTTGACGAGGGCCTGCTTCATCACTATGGCTCCTGCTCCCTGTAAGAGGGTATTAAGTGCTGCGTGAGGTGAACGGATAGCAATTCTGCGACCGTCAAGCCCCCGAAGCCATCCCCTTTTAGCCGCTCTAGACACTCTGTCACGGAGGTCAGCGAGGGCAGGGGTGTTTCTGAGGAACTTGGCTTTGAGGCTCTTTCCGTCTGCCGCTGTTCCACCAACGATACTACCAATTTTTGCATCTCCTGCGCCGTATAGGAAAGCGTAGATAAATGTCTTTGCAGTATCTCTATCTTTGAGTCCAGCAGCGCGTTGATTAGCGGTGTGTACGTCTCCATCCGTTACCTCTCTAGTGTAGTCAGGGTCGTTCATGTAGTGTGCTAGCATTCTCAACTCAAGCCCGCTGGCATCCATGCCCACCAGCTTGTAGCCTTTGGGGACAATCCAGCAACCCCGCATCTCCTTACCATATATCTTGGTCCCTGAGGTCACCTGACCCATGTTGGGATTGTAGTGTGACATACGACTAGTGATACACCCATTACTATTCACTTCGCCGTGGACCCTTCCATCGTCTTGGACGAAGTCCAGCCAGGATTGAGCCATTGCTATGCGTTTGACCACAGTGAGGTAGTCGGCTATCAGGGTGGCCTCGGGTATCCCCTTGACATCCTTTAGGATTAGCTCTGAGACCTCTGGTTGGCCCGTTGGGGTGAACTTAGAGGGCACCCAACCGAACCTCTGCAAGTACTCTCCTATCTGCCTACGTGAGCCTAGATTAAACTCAGTATAATCAACCCGAGTAAAACTACCCCCCACAACCTCCAAGGCATCCTCTCCCAAGAATTTGAGCCCAACGATGGACATTTTGCCGTCTTGCTTAATTTTCGGAGTGATTTCTTTAACCACTTTGTAGTGTGGTCGAAAGACCTGTCGTACCTCTTCCTCAAGTTCATATTTCTTTTCCTTCAATTCAGCCAATAATAGGAAGACCTTTTCCTGGTCTAAGAGCCAGCCATTGTTCATCTGGTCCTGTACGATGTGAGCCACTCGGTGTTCCAAGTCAATGGAGCGTTCAGAGAAGCCCTCTAGCTCTCTCTCCAGTGCCGCTAGGACCCTTACGGTGAGCTCAACGTCCCTCTGGCAGTACTTTCGCATGTCAGAGGAGTACTGTGACCAGTCAGTATGGTCACCTTTGGGGTATCCTAATATGCGCCCCCAATTGTCGAGACTATGGCCACCACTGCGAGAAGGACTAGCCAAACGGCTGAGAACAAGAGTGTCCCTTCTACGTGCATGTGGGATACGAACCCCCCATAGCTTATCAAGAACAGGATAATCAAAACCAATACCATTGTGTGCATAATATGTCTCTCCCTCTTTAAAGTCATAGGTCTCTCTGGAGAAACCCCCTGTGCTATCAGCCACGCACCAGATGATGTCTGGGGTGAGCCCATTGGTCTCAATGTCAAATACAATCTGTGTCACTTGGGGTCCTCTGGTACTGGTTTGAAGTTAGACAGCCATTGACGGTGTGTGGTCATACGAGCCTCTGACTCCGACTCGACACATGTGGGACATACGCCCTCAGAATTCTCAGGGTACCACTCTGCATCCAACCAAGCACAGCAGTGGTCACACAGGTACATTCCCATCACCCACCCTCCGCTAATCGAGTTATCTTGTACATCACTAGAACTCCCCTCCCTCTGGGACCCCCTCTATGGGCTTCTCACAGACAGTCATACGGTGGGTCATAGGGTCATACCTCAAGTAACAGGCTGTCCCTAAGTCCCCCACAAAGCGGTTCTTACCTATCACCACAGCCGTAGTATTGGCTATGATGGGGTCCTCATTCTCTAAGTCGCGCTCCAAAAAGATAACCGCATCAGCAAGCTGAGAGATGCCTTTGGAGCCCCTCAGGGACCGCTCACCGGACACGTGGCACACAAGGTGTAGGCCTATGTCCAACTCGTGGACCAAAGAGACAAAGTCAGTCATGAGTTCGTCTATGCCTGCCCAATCTCCGCTTGCCCCCTGTACGCTGCTCAGAGCAATGTGAAGGTGGTCCAAGATAATCCAGTTACACCCCATAGCGTGTTTCATGTATCGTATGCGAGCCTTGAGTGTCTCCATGTTGTTCTTCCAGCCCTTGTGGTCCAAAAGCACCATCCTGTCTCCCTTTGTGGCTGCTTCCCAATACTTTCGCAACTCTGCATCAGGAATAGTCTTTAGCTCTTTGTGCAACGGACGGCCAGCCATAAAAGACATCCACCCCAAGGTGGTCTTCGCTATGGATTCCTCTAGCATCAAACAACCCACCACTTCA